GTATAAAGTATGGTGGAGGTCACCAAAGTTGGCGAAGCGTTGGTAAAAGATACTGTACCGCCAAGAGAGTTTAAAAGAACCCCGGGAGTATTAACACCGTTGTTGGCAGTCCAGTAATAAATACCGCCTGTGCGTGGGCCATACACTAAATCTTGGCCGTAGTTAATCTGGTTCCACAAACGAAGCGCAGATGTAGATGTCCCGCCATTACCCCATGTCGTACCTGTCTCACCCCAGCTACCCGCGCCCCAACCCACAGCAGGGACAGGAATAGCAGGGCCAACACTGATTTGGTATGTAGCTACGACAGAAGCACCACCACCGGGGGAGCCAGAAGCATCCGTTGCATTTGCCGTAGCCGAGGCTGTAAATGTGTATGTGTTTGCAGTAAGTACTGTTATTTGGTACTGCGCATTTAACACTGTAGCCGTAATATTTCCGCCAAGGCCAACAGCGCCACTGAAGGTTACAAAATCCCCTGTCAATGCGCCATGGCTAGTATCTGTAACGGTGATTACGGCGGAGCCATTTGTAGCTACAAACGGATTGTTGTTAATTGTGGAAGTTGCACGGATAGGCGTAATGTCGTAGTAAAGCCCACCTTGATTGATATAAAACTTAAGGTTTGTGCCAACACCAATCAAATTGTCGCCGCCAAGCGTCACCCAATTCCACAAAGAACGGCACACGCCTTGGAAATAAGCAGCAGACAGTGGCTCCCAGCCACCAATTACTTCGGGATTACCCTGACGAAAACGTATCTTGTCGGCCTCGTACCAACCACCTTCCGTGGTGTAGCGGGTGTTCTCTTTATTGACGCCCGGCTTAAACAGTATTTTTTGTAATGGCATCGGCAGTCCTAGGATAGAAACACGGCACGCTCGTCGATGCGACGCTTTTGCAGCCCTTTGAGAATTTTACCCCCAGCCATGCAATACTTCAAGAGTTCTTCTGCTGCGCCCGCCATATCACCACGAATCACTTTTTGGCGCATGGTTGATCGCTGGAGAGTGCCTAGCCCAACATTGAATGAAAATGATACCAGTGCGTCAAACTGTCCTTGAGTAAGAGGCACAGGACAATAAGTGGCCACGCCTTTCTCAAACCGAGCAAGATCGGCTTTAAGTATTGCATTGACTTCCTCCATGCTGTGTTTACGCATAGCCTCTGGCGGAGGTACAAAAGCATCCCGCTGGTCTATCTTGAGCTTGCCCTGCTCTGGAAACATGACGTGCCCAACCCCCACAGTCCACAACTTTGCTGGACATTTATACGGGTTTTGCCTGACACCTTCATGGTGGCGGATCATGTGCAGGCACTTGTCTGAGATGTTCATTTACCAAACGCCCGACCACCAAAGTGGAAAGCAATGATAGAAGCAAACAGGGCTTGGGTATCAGAGTCCCACAGCATCTCGGCTAACTCTACGAACGTAGCGCCACTGTGCCAGCCGTAGGCAAACAGGCCAACATCCACAAACAAAAGCAAAAAGAAGAAACCATAAGTAATGACTGGGCGAACGCTGGCTCTCAGGTTCTTCATCCACTGGGATGTGCCCTCGTTTAAACTTTCATCGTGGGCGTAGATTGCCTGCATCTCCGCTTGCTGTGCGCCAATCAGAATTTGCTGGGTGTTGGCTGCGCTCTCGGTTGCCAACTGGTCTGACCGGATATTCTCAATGCGCTCCTGCGCTTCAAAGCCTGCTTTACGCAGTTCCAATTCACGCTCAATCTGTAGCCGAGCAAGATTTAGTTCATGTAGTTTGTCAGCCTTGTCTTGGAAGAAGTCCAGCAACTTGGGCAAGCCGCCCATGAGAAACGAAATCAGGGTTGAGATAAGGGTTAGCATTAGTTTCCTCTTTTAGTTAACATTGTCGCTGAAATTTCCATCATTGAGATGATGTGTTCCATGTTGTCAGGCTGAGTAGACCACCCTGCTGTAACCTGCCCTATAAATCGACTGCGATCTGGGGGTACAGATATTCGGCAAGTGTAACCAACTCCTTGCCCTATGTACCAAATACCCAATTCACTTTGTGGGCGCAAATACTGCCCGCAAGGGACATCCCCTGCCATTAGCTTTACAACATCGTTGTTGTTTGCGTGGTTGGCTGTAAACAGCCCAACATCCAAGCCTTCTAACTCTTTACTGCGACCATCCTTGGTATACAGCCTGTATAGAATCCGAGTACCCAATATGGGGTTGACCTTGAAGATAGCCACAAACTTAGCGTCTGTTTGTTTAAACAGCACAGAAGCCGCATCATCTGTTCGCTCTTCATTGATGCTTGGCATCTTCTTTTGCTCTTGATACGCAGAGATCAAGAACGATTGGTTCTGCCAAAACACATAACCCACAAACGCCACAACCCCCATGACAAGGATTGCAAACAGTTTAAACGGGCTGTCTACATAGCCAAGCACCGTACTGAGAGTAGATTTTTCTTTGGTCACCCAAGTCCAATCATTCCAAGTAGTTTATTGACAATCTTGTCTGACAGATTGTCAGGCAAGAACCGCAAAAGCCCAAGCACCCACCAAGCAATGCACAACCGCACAAAGACTTTAAGGAAGAGGTCAAACTGTTTTTGGTACTCATTCACCGACCACACCTTGATCTAGCACACAGATCAGAGACTTCATTGATACCCCATCCAACAGCACCAACAAACATCACAATAATAACAATGGCAACTGCCCATTGCATTTGTTCGGCCTCGTCCTCTTTGCGCTTTTTCTCTTCGGCGTGTAAAGCCGCCATCTCTTTGGCATCATCCCTGTCCATTTCAGCTTGACGGGCTTTGGTTGCATTCCATACGTCTATGCGTCCAGCTTGCATGAACAACATTTTTAACTGCTCTTCAAACCGCTTGGCCTCATCCAAAGCCATCTCAATTTGTAACGCCGCACCAAGGTTAGACTTACCGCCCGTACGCTTGGCTTGGAGCATAGCCTTGGTAGCGGTTGACTTGGCATCAAAGAGCTTGGCAATTGACGGAGTTAAACCTGCCAGATCACTAGCAACTTTACTAGCTTTTTTAACGACACTGATTGCAGTTTGCAACCCTTCTAGCGCCGTGATCGGATCAATCATCTTCTAACCTTTTGCCACTCAAGGCATACTACTTTACGGTTATACACATCTCCTGTCCAAGCCCAACGTACACAGCGGTATTCCGTCTTTCTATCTTGGCTGGCTGCTCCCGGTAGAAACACCAAAAAGAGCATTAAAAGCCAGCGCATAGATCATTAGGGTGTCTCAGGCCAAGTGATTGTCCAAGGGAACCCAGCTTGCGCAGTAATGTCACGCAGTGCTTGGCGGTATGTTGCCCATGCAGTTTTATCCGCAGTGCTGTCAGCAATCTGTGTCCAGTCGCTGTCTTTAAGTTTTTCAGTACGTTGCTGGCGTATGGCCTTGGCCTGCGCTGTATCTAAAGCGTCTTTGGCTTCTTGATTCATATCGGAGACGCTGTACTTTGTGTACCATTTACCCTCAATCTGCTCAACGCCATCGCGGAACGCCACCTGATAACGGGTTGGCTGGGCTTGCGGGCCTTCAAACACTACGTCAGCGCCCAAGCTTTCCAAGACTTCAGTTGTTGTTATGCCCCATGTTGGGCCATCGTTGGCTTTGGTGTACGCACGAAATTCTGCTTCGTACATGACTGCGCCGGATTGTTGAATTCTAATTTGCATGATTTTTCCTTATGCGATTGCCAAGAAGATAAATGTGCCACCGTTTGCATTAATAGAGTTTGGTGCTGTGCTAGTAATTTCAAACCCCGCATTGTAGGTATCAACATAGTCAGTGTTTGTCACTTCAGCGGCTGTACTACTAATAATCAGATATGGGTCGTCACCAGCTACAATGCCACGGGCTGAATCCCAGACGTACCAAGGACCAACAAAATCGGTGCGCTTGATGAGTACGAACCGTGAACCTGCTGTGAAGCCACAATTAATTTGAAGTGTTGTTGCTGTGCCAGTGTATGAGCCTACTTTGGAAACACCAGCGCAGGTTGCAAAGAGATAAGCAACGTAAGTTCCCGCACTTGCATTGGTTGTAGTGCTTGTTCCAATACTAAAAACAGAAGCGGTGGGAGTTGTGCTATTCCATCTTGTTGCGCCTGTATCTTTAGCGGCATTAGTGTTTACAACAAGATACTCAGTGTTTGCAAGCGCAGAAGAATAACTGTCCCAATCTGCCGCTGTGTCTCTGCGTTTTACTATTATTAATTCTGGAACAACGCCCAAGTTATGAGTTTGAGTTGTATTACTTCCCGTCCCTGTATAGCAAACCACATCCATAAAAGATGGGGCGCGTTGGAAGTTCCAAAAAATGCCGTCCTGACTTCCAATCCCTGCTGGCATAACAAAACCAGTATTACCCCATTGCCTTGTGTAAGAGCCACCTGTTTCAGCCGCTGTAGATGAAGTAACAATGAAGTTGCCACCTGCTGTGCTAGTTGTGCTTACACCACGCAGTCTGTCGCTTGTTGTGATGTTTGCAGCATCTCCAGCACGAATCCCATACATTTGCAAATCAACGGGGAAGTTTGTTGTTAACTGAGTTCCACCAGCAGCAGCAGAGGCAATAGGACTAAACACACTTGTACCCACCGTAGGCACTTCCATCGGGCCACGGCGTATGGCTATGTAGATGTAGGTTGCATTATTACCATAATTGCTTGGTATATAAAAACCTGTCGCAGTTGGCTCTCCGCGCTCTTGGTTTGCAGTTTCAGCGGCGGATGAATTGGCAAGAAGTGTTGCGTCTAATCCCAACACATCAAATCCGCGCATTTGATCCAGCATGATCCAGTCGCCCGTGCTGTCGGTTCGCTTAATCATTACAAACTGTGGTTCATACCCAAGAGTTATTGTTGCCACGCCGCCAGCACTTGTAGTAAACGACCCACACGAAATCACATTGTCCGTACCCGTCAGGCCAAAGCCTCCAGCGTTGTGGGCGAAGAGGTAGGCCACATATGTACCGCCAGATGCGTTAACATCGTTGTTAGTCCCCAAAGAAAATACCGTACTTGTTGGTGCTGTACTGTTCCAAGCGGATGGGCTAGTTATTGCCTCCGCATTTGTTAAATTTAATTGTACACTGTATGCAGCGCTGGTCAGACTTCTGTGATAGACCTCCCAATTAGCAACTGTATCTGTACGTTTGACCATAATACAGCCCGGCGCTGATCCAAGGTTGTGTGCAATTGTTCTGGCTACACCACTTCCTGTCCATGTCACAATGTCAAAAAACTTTGGCTGCTTTCGGAATGTCCACGACGTTAGCGTAGAAGATGTTTCGTTTACACGTGCTCCCGCCCCAACAGTAAAACCTGTAATACTAAAGGCTGTTAATTGGTCGGTTGCCGTTTCTGGGACAGCCGATGTATTTGACTGTAACTGACTATTAACACCCCGCACTGTATCGGTTAGTACATGGTTGTACGCATTGTTTCTGCTCTTAATCCAAACCAACCCACCTTTAGTAGACAAGTCAATGCTATTTGTAATTGTGTTTGTAGAACTATTACCTGTATAAAGATAAGTTGAGAACACATCCTCAATGTAGTTGACAGACCCAGATGCCTGTGAAAACTCACCAAAGCCTTGAGCCGATGCCGCACCTTTTGTTGAAACTAATGGCATGGTTGTCCTTTAAGCAAACTGGGTTTGTGAAGCAAAGACAGTAAACGCCGCACTGCCCGTCTTGACGATGGTGTACACATACGCATCCACGCTTGAAGCATTACCCGCCGTTGGCGCTGTACCGCCTTGATACTTAGGGGTCACAGTTGAGCCGTCTACCTGAACTACGTTATTGTAATAAGCAGTAGCGCCTTGAGTCACCAAGAAAGCCACAGTCATTGACTGGCCTGTAGTCATCAATGTATTCAATGAAGTACCGCTTGAGCCTCTGAAGTTAACTGTCCAGTTAGCACTTGCGTTAGTTGTGTAGTACAAAACAGACTGAGTTGTGATGTCGTAGTTGATTGTCCCTGTGGCTGCTGTGGCTGATATAGTTACGACTTCTGCCGCATCGTTTAAAACAATAGCCTGAGCAGATGATGAGCCGGAGAAGGTCTTAGTAGCCGTGAATGTCTGAGTTGTAGATAAACTAGCCACATCAGACAAAGTGTTGTTACTAAAAGCTATGGTTTTGTTGGTTAAAGTCTCTGTGCCCGCCAAAGTAGATAATGTTCCCGTTGTGGGAAATGTGACGTTTGTTACGCCTGTCAGCGTTCTTGTGTAGGCAAAGTTGCCTGAACCCGTTACTGTCATGGCAGCGCTATTAACTACACCTGTGCCGCCATTGGCTGCGGGTAAAGGAACCCCCGAGTAAGTCATTGCCAGAGTGCCACTAGTAGTAATTGGGCTGCCTGCAATACTAAAAATACTTGGGACTGTCGCTGCTACGCTTGTGACTGATCCTGATCCTGTACCCGTGCTGGTAGCTACTTTGATGTAGTCCGTACCGTTGTAGTAGACAAAACACTTCTCACCCACAGCGATAGAAACCCCTGTTTGACCAGCAGCTTTAAATGTTACTGCGCTGGTAGCGCCTGCGTGATCCACCATGTACAGCTTGCTGTAGCTAGGGCCTGTAATAACTTTGGTAACAGTCTGTGTGCCAGTAATACGGATCACCATGTACTGGGCTGTGGTAGAAGTTATTGCGTTTCCTGACGAGCTACCTGTGGTGTTAGCCAAAGTAATAGCGCCATCCCCTGCAAAAGATAATGTGCCCGCAATAGCAATATCAAGGTAATCAGTAATACCGTAGTTGACTGTGTCGCCCCATGTGCCTGAGAGCGTTCCTTGTGTTGGGGTGACTAAGCCCAAAAGAGTCGTCGTTGCTGCCATGATAATCCTTATGCAAATTTGGTTTGTGAAGCCAATACCGTAAATGTAGCCGATGCGGTCTTAATTACGGTTAAAACGTACACATCAAGCGCACTAGCATTACCCGCCGTGGGCGCAGTTCCGGTTTGCCATTTTGGAGTAACCGAACTTCCATCCACTTGATAAGCCGTAGGGTAGTACGCTGTTGCGCCGTTAGTTACCAAAAGCGCAATCGTGCAGGATTGCCCCGTAGCCATGATGGTGTTCAATGTCGTTCCGCTGTTGCCGCGAATGTTGAACGTGAAGTTGGCCGAAGCGTTGGTAGTGTAATACTGAACCGCTTGCGTAATGACATCAAAGTTTGTGGTTGCCGCTGGAGCAGACGCTGTAATTGTGGCCGCTTCAAACAACGCCTCAATGTTTGCGTATGAGCTATAAGTCCAAACGCCGTTGGCTGTAACTGACGACGTTGCCCCAGATACAGCAGAACCAATATTGATATTGGTCGTTGAACCAGAAAGACCAGCAGTACCTACGTTGACTGTTTTGGTTGTGGCTGTTGCAGTAGCACCAGTAGCCAAGTTAAGCGTTTGAGCGCCTGTGGACTGACCAACGGTAATAATACCTGTGCCAGTAGTTCCACCAACAGTAATAAGACCTGTTGTTTGCGATGTTCCTAACAAAAGACTTGTTGTTGTTCCGCTAAAAGTTACTGCGGCAGAGGCTGTTAATGTAGAACTTACAGCAACAGTAGAACTTGCAGTTACGGCACCCACCGCAGTTACGGCACCGCCAATAACTAAAGTACCATCAACATAAGCGTTTGCACCAGCAACCAAGTTACCATTTATGGATAGTGTGCCGGGTGTGTACAGCTTGTCTGTGCTGAAATCGACAGAGTTCGTCGCGGTGTTGTATTGGAAAACAGCATCATTAGTGCTGCCAACTATATAAACACGATTAGCCGCCGTGGAATCAATAAATAAACCTTGAGGGGATGTGTCTTGAAAGCCAACATAAAAATTATTGACGGGAGTTGCAGTGCTTACATTCCATGCCGTACCAAGCGAATATTCCCAGATGTCATCACCTGTTGCACCAAGAACCCACATTTTTGTGCCGTCAGCACTTAAATTTACTTGTACTGGGGATGTGTCTTGTGCTGCAACGCTGTAAGAAATACTTGCATAAGATGCCGTTGAAACATCCCAAGCAGTTGAAAGTGTGTATTGAAATACAGTATCGCTTGAACTCCCAACAACGTACATTGACAAACCATCTGTCTTAAACCAAAGACCAAGTGGCGTTGCTTCTTGTGATGCAACGCTAAAAGACTTGCTTGCGTATGAAGCCGTTGAAATGTCCCAAGCAACTGTTAATGTGTATTGAAAAACTGTATCGTTTGTACTTCCAATAACAAACATTGATAAACCATCAGGCTTAAAAAAGATGTCTTGTGGCGCAGTATCTTGTGCAGAAGTAGAAAATATTGTTACAAACGTAGCTGTTGTAATGTTCCATGCAGTGCCAAGTGTGTATTCGTTTACGTCATCGCCAGAACTTCCGTTGATGTACATTTTTGTGCCGTTGGAGCCAATAAACAAACCTGTTGGTGATGTTTCCTGACTGCTAACAGAAAAACTATTATCCGAGTACAGCCAACTTGTGATGCTGGTGTTAGGGGAAATGACAGCGTTGCCAGAAGCAACAGGGACGGTCACCGATGTGAACGAACCAGCCGCAGGAGTTGTGGAGCCAATGGCTGGCGGGTAGGCCAGTGTGTCGGTGGATACCGATTTTTGTGATGGATATGTAACAAATACGTCTTTTGTACCGGCGGAGAATGATAGGGCCGATGGTTGTGTTCCTGCGCTATTAGATAAAACCGTAGTACGGGCAAGTGTTGTACCAGAAGAAGTGTACGTACCAATACCAACTTCCCACTGACTACCAGTCTGCCCTGCAATCGTGTAATAAGTTGTGTTGCCGTTGCCAATCACAGCAAAAGACTGAAACCCTGTAGCTGCGCCAAGCAGAGTCACTGTCCCCGTACCAGTCGTGGTAGTGGTTTCTTTGACGCGATCTGCTAAAACAAGAGCCATAAGTTATCCTTTTCAGACTGTATCAACCAATTCCCAGTCTGGCGTTTGCTCATCGTTAATTACGCCCCAACCTGAAGATTGAGTGTTGTCGATATTTTGCCAGTTTGCGCTCTGATTGTCATCAACTAAAGCCCATCCAGATGCTTGCGTGTTATTTATATTTTGCCAGTTTGCGTCTTCGCTGTCATCAATTAACGACCAGAAAAATACACCGAAGCTACCAACAGCACCCATCGCCTGATTGCCTGTGACAGCTATTAAGCGCTCGCCTATTGAAACAGAACCTAGGTTGCCTGAAGCTTCTACGCCTGTAAGGGCTAAAGACCTTGCGGCGACCTCAACCGTGCCAACTGCACCCGTAGCTGCTACGCCTGTAAGCGCTTTAGTTCTACTTGAGGTGACGGAACCTACTGCGCCTGTAGCTTGAACGCCCGTAATTGCAAGAGTGACGTTTGCTGAAAAAACAACTGTGCCAACTGCACCCGTAGCTGCTACGCCTGTAAGCGCAACTGTTCTACTTTGAACAACTGTACCTACAAAACCATTGGCAACTACGCCATTTTCGGTTGGGCTGTTAGTTTCGGTAACATTTCCAACTGCGCCCGTAGTTGCTACGCCTGTGAGCGCAACTGTTCTACTTTGGACGACTGTACCAACTGCACCTGCAGCAGCTACGCCTGTAAGCGCTTTAGTTCTACTTTGAACAACTGTACCAACTGCACCCGAAGCTGCTACGCCTGTAAGCGCTTTAGTTCTACTTTGAACAACTGTACCAACCGCGCCCGAAGCTGATACACCTGTTAGGGCCTTAGACCTAGCACCAACTGCGACTGTTCCTACCGCGCCAGATGCCTGAACGCCGGTAAGAGCAACGTCTCTTGTCTGCCCCGCAAGCGAGGCAAATGGAGCTTCGGCAAACGCGGAGATACCAAACATTGGCTATTCAGCGGGTTTCCCCGCCGCCCACATTAGGTTGTAGCCAAACGAATCAACGCAGTAGTCGTGCTGTTTGCGGGCATTGTTAAAGTAAACGTGCCAGCAGTTACAGTTTGTGAGCCAAACGTGTGAACACTAATGACTTTACCGCTCTGTGTAGAGTTATAAAGTACCATCGTATCAAACGCTGTAGTCAAAGTCACGGTTGTGTACGTAATACTTGCTGAAGGAGTCCAGTACGCAACACCCGCCGTAGAAGATGAGTTTGTTGATGTAGGCGCGGTAGCGTTAGTTACAGTCACACCACCGGCTGTGTAGCCTCCACCGGATACTTCGCTAGTGCCAATGTTTGATGTTGAAGGTGCGCCAGTACCGGGTGTGCCAACGTTAGTCTGGCTGGCGTTAACCGTGCCAGAAGCCAAAACTAGCAACGCTTTGAGCGTGTCAGTTGTGGGAGAAGTCAAACTTGTACGAGAAACTAAAGTAACAGCACCTAATTGGTGTGCGCCAATGAGGAGCTCCCCCATAAATGAGGTGGCCATTGCTTGAGTATTTGCCATGATATTTCCTTAATCTAAAGATGCTGCTTCGGCAAACAGCGGGGGCGAAGTTTTTAAACTGACATGAACAGAACGGTGAACAAGTTCACCCTCATGCCAGTACTCAACCCAAGTTGTGTACTCTATGTCATTATCGACGGAACCTTCCCGTTTTTCAAGCAGAGATTCGTCCATGTCGCCTTTGGTGGTAGTAACAATCAATTTGAACTCCTGATAAGAGCCGTCGTAGCGGTATTTGCTGGCATGGTAATTGTAAATGTAACGCTGGATGTTTTATCAGAACCGAAGTCCAAAACAGCAATAGATTTGTTGCCTTGGGTAGAGTTATAGATCAGTGCGCACCGAGCCGTGATAGCTCCAGTCCAAGAGATATTGGGGAAGCCCACATAGGCTGTGTATCCAGAAGACGATACCGTGATTGGTGTTAATGTCGCCCCACCAAGCGCATACGTACCTGTAGCTGGCACTTCACCGGTTGAATTGTAAATGGTTGTGTCTTCATTTAAATTAGCGTTGGCTGTATACAAAGCAATCTTGATAACGTCAGTTGTCAAATCATGTATGCCTTGATACAGCTCGGCCTTGAAGCTGGTGGTTTGGGTCTGGATAATTGACATATCAAGTTACCTTCTGACGGAACTGACCAGAACGATACGCGTCTTGACGCTCCATACCATCACCCAAACGTTTAGCTAACGCAAGAGCTTCCATAAACTTGCCGTTATACAACTGCATCATATCGGCTTCACCCTTCATGTAGGTGTAAGCCTCAACCAAAGAGCCATACAACAGTACAGAATCAAAATTGTCGCCCAGCCATGTAGTAGAAGCTGTGACAATTGACTCAGGGTAGTAGTAATAGTGCAACTCAACTGTGTAATTGGCATCTGGCTTTGGGCCAAGAATAAACGTTAATTCGTCAGTAATTGTGCTACCACTAACAGTAGGGCCAAACAAAGCATAGTACCTTGGCAAACCCACATCGCTAGCGCTTGGATATGCCTGACGAATAAAGTTAACGTCTTTGTTCAACAAGTATTCATAGTTGCCGTCGGCATCAATAACAGCCAGTGAATACGAGGCTAAGTAGTCATCAGGCGCGGACAAGTATGTACTGGTGGTAGATACCACGCCCGTCATGTTCTTACGAATCGAAGGGAACTGCACCGAGTTGTAAATACGCTGCTCAGCTTGCTGAACGAACACGGGTATTTCAGCGATAAAGTCCGCTTCGGTATTTTCCGTGTACGCTTGGATCGCGTTGCTGAGTTCAGTGTAATTCATGCCATCGGGCCTCTAGCCATAGTTCCCTTGGTCGCCGCGCCGTTACCACGGGTGACGATACCGGATGTCTTAGTGGTTTCGTTACCAGCCGCTTTGCTAATATTGCCAATAGACATATTAACTGTGTCTGCTTTACTGCGGTTTGGCGGAATGCCGGGGTTCTCGGATATGCCTACAGGCTTACCACTCATGGTGTGGGGCTTGGCGTATGCAGAAGCAGGTAGATTGTTGATCTTAGCCATGTTATTTCCCCTGATTTTTAACTTTGGCCATACCGCGGCCATACTGAAGCATCATCTCATTGGTCTTACCGCCCTTGGCAAGCTTTGTAGGCGGCTTGCCGGGGTGCATGTTTTTCTCGTGCTTGCCGACAGCAGATTTAATCATCTTCTTGTCTTGGGCTAAATCTTTCTTGTCCATACTAGACTCCTTTAAGTAACTGTTACCGTAACTGTACCAACAAACGTCGTTGCCACCAAATAGTTTGGCGTCAATGCAACATCAAAATTACTCGACCCACCAACTGGGTTCCACCCCCACTGAACATCCCGCGAACCACCAGTCAAACTGCCACTAGCGTTAACCCCTGCCGTGACGTAAGTTGTGTCTTTACGGGGATCACGCACTGCCTGCGGATCATCCACTGGATACATACCCAATTGCAACTGCGGCTGATCTGGATCAAAACACTGCGGGCACACAAGCAGATTATAAATCTTTGTCTTTTGTATCTCTTTACGAAGCGCTGTCAATTTAAATTGCTGACCGCAACGATCGCACATAGCAATACTGTTCTTGCCAGAAGCAAAACGGTTACCCATGTGCCACCTCAAACTTATTCTTCTTACGTACGTTGTCTACGCCACGCAAAAACTGAAGGTTGTTTGGTACATGCAACCCCGACACAAGTTTACCTTGCAATGGAACTATGTGGTCAACATGCCACGGTTCTTTATTATTACGAGCCAACATTGCCGCAACCGAGTAGTAGCATTTAATCTTCAACCGGTCAAATGGGGAAAGCCACATAGGTGTACGTTGCTTAACCACTTTTTTGCGCATCGAACACAAAAAGTTTATTTTGCCTTTGTTTGCTTGTCTGTACTCTCGTTTTTGCGCTAGGTTTGCTTCTCGTGCAGCGAGATATGCAGCCCGTTTATTGGCAATGATTTTCTCTTTGTTAGCCGCCCTGTAAGCGCGTTTAACCGCTGCAATACGGGCTTTGTTGGCCTCGTAGTACGCCTTGTGGTACGCAGTGTCGGTAACGCGTTTTGACTTCATGTACCACTACCAATAAACATCTGACGTGGAACAAAACGAACCGAAGCCTTTTCACGATCTTCATCAGCGGCCAACTGCCAAGCCTCATCGTACTGTTGTTTTAAGATAGGCAAGCGTTCAGCGCCATTCTCAATCTTAAGGGCCAAATAATAGGCTAAACCTGCCACCATACAAGGCAGAAAGCGGAAAGGCACGTCCATCGTGCGTACACCACCGCCAGCATCATCAATACGGCGCATGCGCCAGTAAACGAACTGATACGTTGCACTGTTGTCTGGGGTTGGCCAGAGGGTCACAGAAGGCAGATTCTGCGTGTATGCGGCTACGCCTGTTAAATGCGCCGCCGCAGTTGTACCATTCTGCCCACGGAAACAGTTAGTAAGCACGTTGCCAGAGATATAGCCGTACTGAATAGTCTCAGACTCAATCAACAAGAACCCTGTAGCGGGTAATCCAGCCACTGAAGTCAGTGTGATTGTTGTGTCTGTGGCTGTAATCCCGCCGTTTAACGTAGTGCCAATCGAAGAAGTCTGGCCATCCAAACGCTGATACCACACCTGAATCGGGCGGGCTTGTTGCAGTTTGTTGGGGATCGTGGCATAGGTAGAAACACTAATACGCGTAATGGTTAAGTCAGCTTGCGTGGATGCGCTACCCGCGCCCGTACGAATCACATGCTCAAGTAGATCCACTGTATCTACGGGTAGTGCGTAGTTGTTTAGACCCGGAGTCAGGTTAATTGTCCCCTGCTCAAACGTCCACATGTTGACACCGCGGTTTGCCCAATCAGCAAACATCAAATTCAATGATCGACGAGCTGTACGTAAATCGTAGCCCGTACGCAACTCCGAACCGGCGCGTTCAAACGCTTCCTCAACCAATTCAGTAAGGTCAAGGTTAAACGCTGCGGTTCCTGAAGTAGTCATCTAAATCCTGCCGTTTTCTTTGCAATCGTTTTTGGTTGGGCTACGAATTGTTTTCCGGCGGCTTTTCCTGCCCGCTTGGCTTTGGTCGTTGCAGCGTACTCACTAGCGCTGAGACTTTTGATCGCAGCTTTTGGAAGGTATCGCTCACCAGTGTCAGAAGATTTTTTACCACTTTTGGTTGTCCAATCTTGTTTGCCCCAGTTTTTCAGGGATTGCTGTGGGGCTTTAATCACGGTACCCGCCCCCAGCAGCTTTATATCGTTTTGCTAGTACCTGACTTTTACGGGCGCTCCACTCACCTGCACCCGTGCCAACAATTGCCGCAGCTTTTACGCTGTTAAAAATGCGTTTACGTAACTCAGGCTTGGTGTAATTACCGGCCTCATTTACTTTGGACTTTACTTTGCCGCCCTCTTTAGCTTTTGTCACAGGCGCCATACCAATCGGCTTTCCGGTTTCAGAAAACTTCATGTATTTTGCCTTGACCTTCCCACCCTCTTTATACTGGGTAAAGTCAGTGTCGTCCCGCCGGGCTTTCTTGACACCCTTGGGCATTTTAGAAGGGGAGATATCTCCCATACCGCGGCTGGCCATCATACTATCAACACATCTTTCCGCGGGTCTTGCCTTTAGTAGCAATCCCGTCAGCGCGAGAAGAAGCAGAACCGCCAGAAGCATAGCCTTTGACTTTACCGCCATGCTTCATGCTCATGTCGGAAACTTCTGTATTTTCATAGCGAACGTTAGTGCCGGGCTTGTTTGGTGCCGCCAACGCTTCTGGCTCACGCTCTGTGTCAAAAGACTTCTGGCCACTGCGGACATACTCGTCACGCGGCTTAGCATTCTTAGATGTCATGATCTCACCCTTGCGAGTGTCAGAATCACGCGGTACGGCTGCGCCCATCTTAAGCTTACCGCCTAAAGACTTTTGCTCTTCTGGAGCCATCTCAGTCGTGTACTTTTTACCGTTGAAAGTAAAAGTTTTATCGCCCGCAGCACGGGCTTCGCGGAACGCTTTTCCAAATCCACTAGTAGCCATAATTAACTCCTTAGCAGGCTTTGCCGCCCATTTTCATGGCGACCATCTTGCCTTTGGTTTTGCCTTTTTCAGCAACACCGTCACGGCTAGGGGCTGCGGTCTTGACCTTGCCCATTGCCATACCACCACCAGCCATTTTCTTAGCTCCAGCTTTTTTCTTAGCCATCATTGCCATGAAGCCGGGATTCATTTTGCTTGCCATAGTATCACCACCTTTTGAAAATTTGCGGCTTTTGTCCGCTTGGTTAAACTCTTTACCCACGGACTGTGGGACGCCTACTTTCTTAGCAAACGATGGGTTGTTAGCCACCGCAGCCATGAAATTGTGTTGCTTCTTACTCGTCGACGGCATCTTTTTTCCTGCGAATTAACTCAGCAAAGGGTTTACCCGCAATCATTTCAGTGATACGCATACCTGTCCACACAATCGTAAACAGTGCGGCAACCGAAGGAAGCAGTTGCATCATCGTACCAACAGCCGTAACAACGGCAACGCCATCCGCTATATGCTTTACGGTTTCAACGTTCTCTTGTTTCATATCAACATTTCCACCTTGCAAGCGCAGCCGCCTTACGGGTGGGCTTACCCTTTTCGTCTTTCATAGGGCCGGGCATACCTGACATGCGTGCGCAGAACGAATCCTTGCGCTTGCCGCCCTGCGGTTGCGGAGCTTTGAGGTTGCTGCCGGTCGCAGCGTTGTACTTAGCACGGCCTTTAGCAGTCAAACCCGCCCCCTTGGAAGCAGGTAGTTTTTCACCACGACCGATAGCAAGGGATGGGGTCTTTTTAGCCATAGAAAATCTGCGAGGAGTCAATGTTGGTCATCAGCGCGTAGATGCCATTAACGGCAAGCACGCCCTCGCCCGGAATAAACGGCGCATTACTGAAAGTATCAGTGCTGTCAATTTCGTATGTCATCAACCAACGACCGCCACCACTCACGTACGCAGCCGCAGTAGACGTGATCGTGCCACTGTTGATGTCAGTCAGAGTGAAGGTATCTGCGCCGGTTCTGGTGATGGTGTAGTTGCCATCTGTTGCTGATTGGCTTGTGTTGCTGTCAAAGTGAATGCCAACAACATCGCCTGTAACCAGACCGTGCGCCACTTTTGTCACCGTCACTGTTGTGCCGGAACGAGCGTATGTCACGCTGGCCGTTACTGGAGCGGTGGTTGTGTCAAACAACACCAAAGTGGCATCCGAGCCGCTGCCAAAGAACGAAATGCCCTTAACACGATTTCTGCCAAGAACAAAAAAACCACTTTGGTTTAGGTGTCCCTGTTTTACGTCATATTGCATTGCCATAATCAATCTCCTTTAAAACAGGGGCCGAAGCCCCTTGGGTTGATTAGGAATCTGCAAAAGGTGTAGCAACAGTGCCGGAACCAATAACATTCCCGCTCACCATGTACTTGTTAGCAGCAATCGCCACAATTTGAATCCACGTGCCAGCAACACCGCCGGTAGTTGTACCGTTCAAGTTAATGAAGTCATTGGAGGAACCGTTGGCAGAGAAAGCAACCACAGCGCCAGATGTGTCTGAATCAATAGACATCACAGCACCAACGTACAAATCACCAGAAGCAGAGGTAACACCAATCTTCAAAGAGCTTGTAGAGATGGTAGTAGGAACCCAGATTGTGTAAACAACGCCTTCGTTATTGGCTGTACTTGGGTCTTGACCGGGGCCAGATGTTGTGGAGTTAGCTGAAACATTAATTGCGGGCAATGTCAATGTCAGTGCAGCCGCTAAAGAACCGCCAACAGCAATGATACGACCGCCGTGAGCTTCGGGGGTTAATGTGGTGCTTGTTGTGATGTCAACAACAGTAGCTGGGCCTTGTTGATAAATGCCGCCCAATGAACGAATTGGGCCTTGAAACGTAGTGCGTGCCATGATTTTTCCTTACATACAAGTTAAGTGCATCAGTCTGTATGTCGTCAGCCGGGACTGTCTAATGCACCGGATAAGCCCGGAATGGGTTCAATATACACCAAATAAAAAGGGGGCACAAGGCCCCCTTCAAATATTTCCGAAGAAATATTAGGTTGAACCGGGCGAACCGAAGACGCCCAATGGATCAGACCAACCAAAACTGTAACGCTCACGTGCTTTGTAACGAACGTTACCTGTGTCAAAGTCACCGTCCATTGACGTAGACAAGGCCATACGTTCAAAGTGCTTCAAACCGTTAGGAACGTCTGTGCACAAGAACCAAGCGTTTGTGTCGGTCAAGTAGTGGTTAATTGAGTAACCTTCAGGGATTGAGCCGTTGTTCTTCAACGCGTTGATGTCGTTGTCAGCAGTACCAACACGGAGGTTAGTCTCGAGCAAACGAGTAGCAACGAACTGAAGTGCTGGGGGCACAATCAATTTTCTAGGCTTAGCGGCAATCAACAGACCACGCTCATCAGTCCAAGCAGCGATCTGAATCACAGCGTTTTCCAACGATGTTTCATTCAAGTCAGCATTGGTTGAAGGACGATTGCTGTTAGTGCCACCAGACACCAATGGGTGCGCTGTGCTGAACAAAGGCACGCCATCACCACCGTAATAAGCGGCAGAGTTGGTGAAACCGTTGTTCAAGACGGATGCAGCTTTAACCTGCTTGGTGTAAGCCATAGCACGAGCCAGACCCTTGGTGTAGCGAGCAGA